AATCGAAGTTCAGCAAACTGGCAACGCAACTCAAGAAGGAGGGCGCGGATGATCCGCGGGCTCTCGCGGCATACATCGGGCGCAAGAAGCTCGGGGCCGCGGAGTTCATGCGGCGACAGGCGGCGGGTCGGAAGAAAGCTGCGAAATGATCAGCACCTTCGCCAAGCTCCGAGCCGCGTGGACGTTCACACGGCACCAGCGATGGGTGGATCCGCTCCCTTGGACCAAGGAGGACGCCACCGCGCTCAATAGCTTTTTCAAGAGCGATACCGGGAAGAAGTTCAAGGACGCTCTCCTGAACACGGTTCTGATGCAGAACGCTTCTGCTATAACAGACCGAAACCATTTGCAATATTCCTCAGGCTTTGCAATGGGTCAGGCCAGTCTTGTGAAGGTCATCGAGATGATGGCCGACCGAGAATCAATTACGGGGCAGGAAGATGATCCGGATTCTGCCACGAACACATAGGATCAAAGTTGCGGTTGCTGCGTCTGTGCGGGCCAGCAAACGAGTATAAGCACAATATGTCAGATGAAAACATGAGCGCCGACGCGATGCTCGCATTGGCCAGAGATCACGATGCCGGTGTCGATATCGACAGCCAACCAAGGGAGCAGGCTCAAAATAATAACGAGTCTGATTCGGTTGAGCAGGAAACCTCAAATGAGGTGACCGCCAGCAAAGAGACCGATGGTGGCGAGCAGGAGGTCAGCGCGAAATCAGAGTCGGAATCCAAGGCCAAGCAGAAGGAGGAAAAGCCGAAGGATCAGAAGAGCAAATTCGCCCAGGAGCAACAGCGTAAGGCTAAGTCTTGGGAGCAGATCAACGCCGAGAAGGAGGCTATCAAGGCCGAGCGCGAGGCGGTGAAGCGTGAGCGGGAGGAGTGGAGTAAGCAGCGGGAGCAATCCAGTGCTGCCGAGTCTAACTCGTTTCGGGACGACAAGGGATACACTGCGGAGGACTATGAGGCTGCGGCCAAGGAGTTCGATGCGGATGGTGATACCCAGTTGGCCAAGGCAGCGCGAGCCAAGGCTGATGGAGTCCGTAAAGCGGCGGGTGCCAAGCAGCAGCAGTTTCAGCAGGAGCGTTTTACAAAGACATGGGCCGAGAACTTTAACAAGTTGTCCGAGAAGGAGACTTGGTTGAAGGATCAGTCCAGTCCTGAGTACAAGCGCACGGTTGAGCTGTTGCAGCGAATCCCGATCCTCACAACGCTGCCGAATGGGTTATCCCATGCGGTTGAACTGATGAAGCTCCAAGATACTGCGGTAAAATATCAGTCTGTGGAGGCCGAGAATAAGGCTCTGAAAGAACAGCTCAACAAGCTCCAGCAGAAGACCGCTATTGGGAAAAGCGTTCCGGCAGGACAACTCAAAGCAGAGGAAAAAGATTTTTCCAAGCTATCCATGAAGGAGCAAAGGGATGCGCTCATGCGAGCGTCGAGGGAGTTCGACCGGGAAGGCAACTGATAGCACAACCACAACTCAAATATGCCAGTTACAACCTCTACTACGCTAACCAGTCAGTTCCAGAACTACTTCAGCAAGGAGCTGCTCTCGATCGTCCAGCAGGAGACGATTCTTGATCAGTTCTCCATGAAGGCCCCGATCCCCAAGAACAATGGTAACAAGGCGATCTCGATGTTCCGTTTCGGAGCCCCGAGCATCAGCAGCGTTCAGACCATTGCTTCCGAGGGTGCTGCGATCAGCTCCGCGAACTACCGCGCTCTGGCCCTCAACAGCCTGAGCAAGTCGCTCGCCCAGTACGGTCAGGTGATCGGTTTGACCGACATCCTCCGCGCCACCGACCTGTTCAACAGCTTGCAGCAGGCCACCAAGACCAGCGGTCTGGACATGGCCCTCTGGGTTGACTCGGTGATTCGTAACACCCTGATCGGTTCCAACCTCACGGCCAGCGGTTCGTCCATCGGTTCCGCCGCCGAGGGTGGTGGTACGTTCGATAACTCGGACGCCGTGAACGTTGTCGCCAGCTCTGGTGGCGTGAAGGTGTACGGTAACCCTGCCACGCTGACCACGCAGAGCTTCTCTGCGCTGAACAGCGACACGACCGCTGCCAACACCACGATGACGGCGTCCGCTGTCCTCGATTCCATGACCCGCCTGAAGCGCAACCGCGCTCCGATGATCAACGGCGGCTACGTCCTGGCGACCGACCCCCGCGTTGCCCGTGACTTGATGCGCGATAGCGACTGGTTGAACGCCTCCAACTACGGCAACAAGGGTACCCCGTTCTACAAGGGCGAAGTGGGTTCCATCTATGGTTGCCGCGTGGTCCAACAGACCAACTCGTTCGTCAGCACCGGCTCCGGTACCGCTGCCGATGAGTTCGTCTATCAGGCCACCGCCGCGGGTGGCGGTCTGGCGGTCAGCAAGGACATCATCGCGTCCTTCTTCTTCGGTAACGAGTCGTTCGGTATCCCCGCCCTGACCGGTGATGATCCGTTGTCTCCGAAGATCGTTATCACCGACACCCCCGACAAGAGCGATCCGTTGAACCAGTTGGTCACCGTTGGTGTGAAGCTGTACTTCGCCGCTCTGCGTTTGGCCGCTGGTAACACTGGCTCTACTGCCAACCCGACCTGGTACTTGGTGCATCGTACTAAGACCTCGACCACGCTGTAATATGCGACCCAAGACGGCCACCATCATGGTGATTGCCGTCAGCCCAAAGGGGCGTCATCGAGCAATCGGTGATGCCCCTTCTCATTCCGCTTGCGGATGTGAAGAGGCTGATAACAATGCGCCCATGATTTCTATTCCGGTCGAGGCTCTTTCCACCGACATGGAGGATGGCCAACAGGCTTCCCCCGAAGTTGGTGATGAAGTTGTCCTAGAGGAAGTTCGCGGTATTCTCAAGAAGCTCGAAAACGGCGAGGCTTATGTCGAGATCCGCAGTGTGAACGGTATGCCCGCCGAGTACGAGTCCAAGGGCGACAAGGAAATGGAAGGCCCCATGGACGAGAAGGGTATGCGCGACATGGTCGCCGAGTACGATAGCGAGATGGAATCCTGATATGCCGATCTACACCTTCGAGAGCAATGGCAAGTCCATCGAGCATATCGCTCCGATGGGTACTGATTCCATTGTCCTTGATGGCAAGCGTTGGAGCAGACAGCCGGTGGCCCGCTTCGGGGTCACCGGTTTTGCCCGCGAGGCCGAACTCAAGGACCATGTGAAGAAGGGATTCAGCCGGATGGAAGACCGGCAGGGCTCCCGCTTTGAAAGCACTTTCAGCAAGAATCAAATTCGCAAGATCTGGGATATATGAGCGCAAATTCTAACCTGGCAATGGAGTATTCGATGGGCGTTGGCGGTGGCCAACTGGTGCAAGACACTTCTGCCTACACCGGCAACTTTGTTGCGCTCACGTTCTTGGCCCCCACCGTTATCTCCAGCATTTCTGGTGGGAACATTGTGGGTACATTCTCAACCGTGACCATTCCCGCTGGCATCACTATTCAGGCTCCTATCACCAGTTTCCAGCTTTCGAGCGGTGTGGTGTGGGCAACCAACGGAGTGATCCAATCTTGATACTGTGACTCTCGCTCTCGGAACACGATTGACCTCGACCGGTGGCGGAAACGTCATCCCGGTTGATCCGCCGATCATGCGCCGGGATCTTTTGCAGGAGGATGAGTTCTTTGTCCTTCTGGAGGATGGAGTGGGAAAGATCGTGTTGTCTTTTGGCACCTACGATCGAATGGCTACCGAGCAGGGAACAGATCTCATTTTAACCGAAGCATCCGATAAATTCATTCTAACAGTTAACTGATATGGCAGATACAAAGATTACAGCACTGACGGCGTTAACCGCCGCTGATCCGGCTAGCGATGTATTACCGATTGTTGATATTTCGGATACGACAATGGCGGCTTCTGGTACTACCAAGAAGATCAGCGTTAATAACATCCTAGGAGCCGGCGGCACCGCCACCCTCGCCTCCGCCACCATCACCGGCGCAGCTACGGTGGGAACGACGCTGGGTGTGACTGGTGCATCTACGTTGACTGGAAATGTTGCTGTTGGAACTACGTCTAGTCCTTGGCTTACTGGTGTTAAAGCTTTGGATATCGGATCTAGCGGTCTAGCTGCATACAGCGGTGGTATCACCCACAACGCTTACTTCGACAACACCGATTCGCGTTGGGAGTATAAAGGAACAGGAGCAGCTACTTTCTACAATCCGCAAAATGGCATTCACCAATGGTTTGTTGCGGCTTCGGGAACCGCGAACAATCCGATTACCACATTCGCGACGGCAGCAATGGAGCTGACCGCATCGGGCAATCTTGCGTTCCCAACCGGCAAAGGCATCGACTTCTCCGCGACAGCCAGCGGAAGCGGAACGATGACCTCGGAGTTGTTGAATGATTACGAGGAGGGGACTTGGACGGGGACGTTGAAAGGAGCAACATCCGATCCTACTACCCCTGTCACTGCGACGGGTCGATACACAAAAGTAGGAAGGCTTGTTTCTGTTCAGATTTCTTTTAGTAACGTAAATACCACAGGAGCATCTGGAGATGCATACATTATTGGTCTTCCATTTGCAAACTCAAGCATAACTACTCACGGTTCAGCAGCATCATATCTTGCGCTTACTTTTTCCGGATATTTAGGAAGCGAAGCAGATCCGGGTGGGACAAATATCAGTTTGTTTGATATTAGGTCCGGAAATGTTTGGGCATCGGCACAACACAGTGCTGGCACCTCAAGATACATTAATGCTGAACTCACATACACCGTAGCTTAATCCCATGCTAACAGAACGCTCTAT